CTACCATAAGGTAAATAGTTAGCATCAGTTAATAATCTAAAGTGAGCAATTTCGTAGTTTTCAAATTTAATTTTACCATCTCTGTCTTTAACACGTGAACTAATACCACCAGCAGCAATTACCATTGGATCAATTCTAAAACACACATAAGATGGATTAGAAGGATCTTGTCCTTCCTCACGAACCATATCATATACTGATAGTGGTGTTACATTGTAAATACCAAATTTTTCAGCAACTTCTATATGTAAATAAAAATCACCATATTTACACATATTTCTAATCCATAACCATAAATTAAATTCAATATTTAAAATATCGTAAAATAAATTATATAGAATACGTTGAATATTTTCATCAGCACTTCTAATTTGTAGTACTTCTCCTATTTCATTTTTAAGAGTAGATTCATCTGAAATAATATCTAAAGTAGAAGCGATGATAGAGTCTGTATCCATTGCTTCATAGTCAGTGTATAACTGAATACGAAGTGTTTGATAGTTCATTGTTGGATTATATGGCATATTAGCGCCATAACGATGTAGTTTAGTAAATCTATCGATTAATGCGTTTGTTTTTACATTACCAAAGGCTTGGATTCTATCTACATCCATTACCTTTAATTGATCACCACCTACATTTCTAATGATTACATCTGTACTGAATAAGCGTGTTAACCTATTAAATAAACCGGGTTGGTTATCTGCCATTATCTTATTTTTATTATATCAATAAATATTTATTACCCTAATATCCATGATGCATCTTCAAATCCCCCACGACCATCATTCATCATATATGGGTTTTGTTGTCCGTTAGGCATCGATGGACCTATTTCATATCCTGTTCTAGTAATACTTGACATCATAGCCCGAGATAAGTCTAATCCTTGTTCAAAGAATTTCATTGATGTGTCTCTAGTAAATAGTCCTATTCCTAAAGCCATAACTAAATCATCATTATATCCTTGTTGTGCTTGAGCTTTACCATGTTGCCAAATAAATACACGTAGTTCTTCTAATAATCTTTTAGAATGAAAAGTAAATACTTTTTCTCGAATATACGACTCCATCTTTGCTATAACAAGAGGTCTTGTTTTAGCTGATGTAGTAAAGCCAGGAACTGTTTGATCAGAATCCATTTTAGCCATCCACTTATCTATATTCATTTCACCATAAGCGCGAGGTGAGTAATATAATTTATCATATCCTTTTTCAATTATTGTATTGACAACATCCCAACCAATATTAGCATTTTCTACTACAAGTAAAGCATTATTATATTCAGTAGCCACTGATACTAGCATATTTCCATAGGTACGAGTATCTACTTGCGACTTATATTCAGCCACTTGCTCACACGTCGTAGCATCGATAACATGGAAGGCAGAGTAGTCACTACTGTCTCCACGAGCAACATCAGCACATACAATGTACTGCTTACTATAATCAGGATAACTCCAAATCCAAAAGTCACCACCCATAAAGCGGCGTTCAATAGGTTCTTGTATAAAGGTTTCTTCATAAAATGATAATAAATCAGGTTCAATAACAGAATTTCCAGAACCTAGAAAGTCACAATCATACTCTTGAGCAAACTCACGAGGTGACATATTTGTTCTTTCTCTTTGTTCCCAATCTCCATCTCTGTCAGGATGAAGATCCCATTTTAATTTAATTGCTTTAAAGTCGTTTTTGCCAATTTCAGCTTCGGCATACATTTTGTGAAACCAATTACCTACACCATTTGGAGAAGATAAAGCAATAATTCCTCCACCAGTTGCAATTGTAGGTTTAATACTTGTGTATATTCTATCAATACCCTCAATAAACGCAGCCTCATCTACTAACAATAAAGATACTGCGTAAGATCGACCTGCATCTGATGCAGCTGATGTAGCTACTATTTGAGAGTTATTGGCTAATTTTAATGATAATTTATTATCTGAAACTGGTTTTTGATTGCCTTTTAACCAATTAGGAAGATTATTATACATAAACTGTACTTTTTCAACCATTCCTTTAGCTGTTTCTTGTTTTGTTGCTATACAAAGTACTGTTTTATCTTTATTAAATAACATTAACCATAAAGAAAATCCAGCTGTTAACGTTGATATACCTAACTGTCTTGATTTATTAATAATAGTAAATCTATTATTTCTAAGATCATTTAATACTTCTTCTTGAAATGGATATAGATGAAACAATACTCTTCCCTTGATTGGATGTGTAATATAACAGTATTTTCGGAAAAAATGAATTGGATCCGTGGCACATTTAATGTACTCCTGTTTTATTATTTCTTTAATATTGGCTTGACTCATGTATATAAATATATAAGAAAAAGCCTGACTTACAGGTCAGGCTTTGTTTTTGCATCGGTCTAAAAATGCTAAACGGATTGTTCCTAAGATAGAACTATTTTAAAATTATATTCCTAAATCTATCATTTTTAATTGATCACCAACATATCCAAAATTTTTCCAATGTAAATCACTTGAATAATAACCAGATTTATATAATTTTTTTATATTTTGAGCATTTATATTTTTATCTAATATATTATTAATATCTTTAGAAGTCATAAAAGTTATAACTTGATCTTTATCAGCAAGAGAATAAAACTTTTTTCTATTTGTGTTAAATAAATTTTTATTTTGGTTGTGTAGTGTGTCAAATTCTGTTTTAGATATAAAATCTATAGGTTTATCTGTTAAATATGATGGGAATATCTCATTAGTATATAAATTAAATTCATGATCTCTATAATCAGGAATAAAATAGATTTGATGATGTTTATCATAAAAATCTTTAAATTTAATAAATACATCTTCAAATTCAGGAAACATAGATTTATAAAAATCTTTACCTGTTTTAAAATCATTAACTTTTTCAACTACTATATATCTATAATTTTCTTTATCGTATTTTTCTAACTTAGGAAATAAAGAAGAATTATATTTAATTAAATTTTCTACTTCATTTTTATTTTGTTCTAAACCTTTTTTATTTTTAGCTATTTTTAAAACATAATTATTATTATATTTATATATATTTCTAGTGCTGCCTCTTTTTGATATCAATACTAAATTAGGAGGTAAATCTTTAAAGGATTTTACATTAGATATACTATCTAAATCTATAGATTCTAATATATTTAATAATTTAATCATTATTTTACAAGTAAAAATGTAAGTCCAGCTATTGCTAATCCGGCTCCTATTTTACCTATTTGAGCGTGTATTTTAAGTTTGGTATTTTTAATTTTAAGTGTATTATATTGATCTTTCCAATCTCCAATTTGTATTTGTTGATTATTAATTATATTTTTATAATTAAATTCTTTTTGTACATAAAGAGATATAATACTATCTTTACCAACTATTCTTTGCTCATTTAAAGCAATGATATCATCTTTAACAACTAATTCTTCTTTAGCACCATCTAATTCAATTAGATCTTTAGCAGCACTAACTAATACTGGTTGAGCTAGTGGTAATGGATTAGTGATTGTGTCTGTTGGATAACGTTGATTAAAAGAAGAAACTAATTCTTGTTCAGTATAAGTATCAACTTTCTTTTTAGATGAATCAACCCATTTAGTAATAATTTTAATTTTACCTTTAGCACTATCTAATTGATCTTGTAAATCATAGTCTAATTCTTCTAAAGCATATATTTGTAATTCTTTTTGATGATTATCTTCATGCAATGAATCAACAACATGAACTAAACTATCTTGTTTAACTACAAATTCTTCTGTTAATCCAACATTTTTAACTTTATCAAAAACTAACCATCCTAAAATTAAAATAGCAACAACAATTAATATATATTTTTTCATAAACTTATTTTTTAATACCAGCATAATATTGCATTCTACCTTTCATCCACTCATTCATTTGATCTTCTTTATCTTCTTCAGGTGTTGTAATATCATATTTCTTTCCTGTCATTTTTTCTCGACGTTTTTGTAAATATTCAGAACCAGCTAATAAATCATCCATTTTAGCTTGTAATCTAACTTTAAGATCACGTAAATTTTGTAATTCATTTGATGGCTGATCTGAAATATCTCCTATTGATGGTCTAGAGCGTTTTGCTTTTAGCATATCACTTTTTACACTAGCTAAGCGTTTTTCTAAATCAGTATATTTCATAAAATCTTCATAATCAGCATCAGACATTCCACCAGCAGCTATATTAGCTTTTTCGATTTCACCGGCATCTGGTTCTTCTTCTCCTGAAGCCATAGCTTTAGCAAATGATGCTTCAACATCTTCATCACTCATATCACCTTCAATTCCTCCTTCAATTTCTTCTCCACCATCTTCTTCACCTGTTTCAGGTCTCATAAATTGTGGAGTTACTCCTTCTTGTTCTGGTTCTAATATACCTAAACGAATCATATCTCTAGCATAATCAGCAATACGAGGTTGAGGTAATCCAAATTTTTCTTGAGCGATAGTTGTAATATTAGCTGCACCTACCTCATCAACATATTCTATGATACCATTAACCCATTTCATTCTTTTTTCAGAATTAGCATATGGTAATTCTGCAATTTTATCTTCGTAATCATCAGCTAATTTATAACTAATAGGACCACGAGCCATTTCGTTAATATTATCTCCTTCTAATGTTACAACTCCTTTTCTTTTCAATTCATCTTCAGCAGCTATTTTAGCATCTGGAGTAAGAGTACTATATTTTTTACTTTTTTTCATATCATCTACAGATGCTATACCAGCAAATGTTTCTTCATTTAGTATTTCACTAATAGCTTCTTTAATTAAATCTTGGAGTTGTGACTTTTTCATTTATTATAATGTTTGGAATATTCTATAAAATCTTTCATAACTTCTTTATGTTCACCTTTAAGAGAATTTTGATATTCTTTTATAGTATGAGCATAACCAGCATTATCATTTTCTTCTAATGTTGATAATGATTCATTCAATTTATCTAATACTTCAGATATAATTGAATCATCAAAATCATCAAAATGATAAGCATCATCTTTATAACGTTCAATTATTTTACTTAGTTTTGACATTATTTTAATAAATTTAATAATTTAATAAAGCCTTCTTTAACTTTCTTAGCTAATTTCTTAACATACCATGCTAATTGTTGACCAATTCTTAATCCTTCTAATGGAGCTGTCCAGTGATTCATTTGAGGAGTTAAATATTTTCTGTATTTTGCTCCAGCTAAAATTATAAATTTATCATTTTCTAGACTATATTTGTCTGCTAAAATATTTAAAACTTTAACACCCCACTCATTTGCTTCATCTTTAGGCATATTCAGTAATGTCTTATCATAAGGAGCAATTACTTTATCTAAAGGAATAACATAATATTTTGCAGATAGTATCAAAATATCATCAGGATTTAATGTCAAAGCGTATGCTAATGAACGTTTAAATAATGGTGAATTATATAATTCACGAGCAGGTGCAGGTTTTGGTAATTTAGTTGCAACACAGCTCAACAGAACTATTGTTTTTGGTTTACTCATGTATATAAATATTAAAGAACATTGATTTCCTGTATAACATTCTTTTTATTTAGTGCATTTATATGCATTTTAAAACAATTAAATATATCTTGTTTAAATTCTGGATTGGCTAAGATTATGCCTGATATGAAATTTTCAACTGTTCTTGAGTGATATATATTTTTATATTTACTTAGAAGTTTTAAACAAAATTTATAATTGTTATTATTATTAAATTTTTTCAAATAATCAAAATTCCATATTAGATATAATATATAAGATTTTGATGCTTCAATATCACAATTAGCAATTATTTCTAAAGCTAAAGGCCAATTATCCTTATTGGTACTAGCTAACATATTATATAATGTGTCAAAAGTATCAATATCTATAATTAAACCTTGATTAATTTCTTTATTAATAGATTCATCAAAAATTATATTGTAAGATAATGAATCATAACTATCAATAAAAGTTGAAAAATATTCAAATAATGTATAACTTTGAGTAGCACCCCAACCGTCAGTAATAATACTTCCTGTAAATGAAGGATATTGAATTAATTCATAATATAATGAAGGAGAAACTTGTTTTACTTCTTCTACGTGATCTTCTCTAATAAAGTAAGATTTGATATTTTTTTGTTCTCCTTTTATTTTTAGTAATGATGGTGGTATTATATAATACTTTCTATCATTTATATTACTAAAATAATATTCATTTATTAGAGTATGACTAATTATTAAAGAATCTATTTTATCTTTAGTTCTTACTTTTTTAATGTTTAATTTATTCTCTTCAATATAATTATTATATTTGTATCGAGGTAAATTAGATAATGGACTAAAATGTACTGTAGAATTATTTTGTAATTTATTATTAGCGTTTTCTTGGTATATATTTTTATACTTTGTAATCATTTCTCTAGTAATATACTTTAAATCATTTATAACTCTCCAAGAAGTATTAGGATTTATAGTTTTAATAATATTATTATTTGCATCTCTATCTAATCGTACTATACTGATTATTTCTTTATACATAACCTTTATTATTTAATTATAAAATTAATAAGTGTTTTATTCAAAGTCAAACTTTTAAACGCAGATTGATTACCATTATAAATTGATTTAACAATATTGTATTTTAAATCTACAGCAAATAATTCTTCATTTATAAGTGATGCTAATCTATCTGTAAAACTTTTTTCAATTTTATTATTTTTAGCAAAAAACAAACTAAAGTTTATAATACGAGTTGAAATAATAGATGCTAAATCTGCTCGATAATCTTTATCTTTACCTATAATTCCTTTTAAAGTATTAATAATATATTCTAAACTTTCATGTGTCATAATAGTTTCTGGAGATATAATTTTGTCAAGTTTATTATTAATAAACATTGTAAACATAGTAGTAAATTCGGGGCCGACACTACCTTCTCCAATCATTTGAATAAGACTTAATTCAGGATCAAATGACGGTAATGAAGATATTGAATTAAAAAATGTCGTAATGCTTCTAGAGTTAGTATTTGTACTAACTAATTCATGGTGTCTAAGAAGAAAATTAATACACCTATTATCAATTTGATTATTTTCAGCCCACTCACCCCAACAATTAATATCAAATTTAAGATTAATAGATATAAATCGTGTTTTTTGAGCGCTATCTATACTATTAACTAAATATTCTCCATTATCTGGATTACTTGTAAGAATAATATGCCAATCTTTAGGTAGAGACCAACTAATATATTGTTGTCTGTCTATTAATTCCATTACAGCTTGAATAAATCTAATATCAGCACGATTCCAATCATCTAATAATAATATACCACCTGTTGCTTTACCACTAATCCATTCAGGTGGACAATAACTCATTCGATTTTGACCTGTAAATCTATATCCTTGTTTTGTATATTCATCTACAGCATGTTCATCAATCCAAATACAATCATGTGTGTCTTTACATACTTCAAATTGACGAATTGGAAAACCAACTAAATCACCTAATTCTTCAATTTGAGCAAGATTTAATTTAACAAAGTTAAGATCTAATTCATTTGCTAATTGAATAATAGTTGATGTTTTACCAATACCTGAATCACCTACTACTTCAACAGCTACTGGTGGTTTGTTATTAGATTGGAGAAAGCGATTGTTGTTAATGATGTGTTTAAGAAACGTTTTTGCTTCATTAACATTGAGCGAAACCTGTTTTGTTTTATTTGACATAACTTAATTTTTTAATAACCTAAATTTAAAATAAGGATCTTGACCGCCTTATTTTTTATTTATTTTAATAACATTTCCCCATTCATTTTCTATTACTGTTTCTAATTCTTCTCCATCAGAACTTATTACAGTTAATACTGGTTTAAATGATTTAGATTCTCTTTTACCTATATATCCATCAGTTAATATTATTAAGCTATTATATTCAGGATGTTCATTTATATAATCTATAAAAATATCCATATTTGTACCTCCTCTACCAGTAATATATTCAGGAATTATTCCATTATATTCATATACTTTATGAACTTTTGCATCTCCCTCTGCTACATTAACTGATACTCCTGTTTTATGCATATGATGTAATTCACTAAAAAATTCCTTTATATCATTTTCACCAACTGATCCAGAAGTATCTATCCCAACTAATACTTTCTTTTTTTGCTTTATTTTTAATGCTGGGTTTTCTTGAAAACGTTTATTTAATTTACGACGTGTTTTTTTAGTATATACTTTAGATGATGAGCTAAAGAATCTTCTAAAATATGATTTCCAATCATATGATGGTGGTTTAATTTCAAATAAACCATCAATATAGTCTTTTAATTCATTTGGTACAAAACCTCTACTACTATCTTTTTGAGACTCTACTATACTTTTTATTTGATGATCAATTTGAGCTTTAACTAATTTCTTATCTGCTTCAGATAATGATTCAAATTCTCCCCAAGTACAATGAAAATCATCATCTAACATATTATCTAATGTAGGACTACTACCGTTTTGTTTAGCTTTAGTTAAAGCATCATAATAGAATTTAGTACCCATTTTATCAGGTAAACTTAATTCTGGAAATGATGATGGGAGAAGAAGTTGATCTGTTGGATAATATTGTGGATCTATATATTGATTTATTTCAATATCAGCCGCTATATTATGTAAAATATGATCAGGATAATTTTCTCGATCAATTAAATGATTAAAACAAATATGAAGTAACTCATGTTTAAGTAGTCCTATTTTTTTATTATCATTATCTAATGAATTCCAAAATTTTTCATTAATGATTAATTCATAGTTAATATTATTTAAACAAACACCAGCAGTTGGAGTAACAGTACCTACTTTTTTATTTAATGTTGAGAGAAAAACTCCATAAAACGGTTCCTTTAGCATAAGTTGTTTTGCAACTTTGCTTACATCATTTAATATATCCATAATTTTTAAATATTTTCTAATATAGTATTTATTCTTTGCTCAGTAGTACCTTCAACTCTAATTAAATGTTTAGGTTTATATTCTTCTAATGCCATTTGTATAGCAGTATCAATTTTAATACGATAATTCAAATCTGTTGTTCTAATTCCATTATCTTCTATTTCAACACCACGAGGTGATACATAAATAACTACATCATAATAATCTTTAAGATTCATTGCTGCTTCAACAAATGTACGTTTTTCATAATCACTAATAGAACTAGCACCTAATGTAAATGAACATACATCCCATATTGTTCTATCAGTAATAATATTATCTACTAATAATTCACTAGAACGTTCAGCTAAAAATACAAACTGACCACGTAATGTAGAATCAGTATTAAGTGGAATACCTAAATCACGTAAATATTTACTACGTTCAGTCTGTACACTATGATCTTTAAAACGATCAGTTTCACCTAATGCTTTTGCTAATGTAGTTTTACCTACAGACATTGTACCAGCTAATCCTATTCTCATTTATTTTTATTATTTATTTTTTTCATTTGACGTGCTGTTTTTTTAATTTGTTTTTCTTCTTTAGCACGTAATTTGATTGCTTTCTCTGCTCCTGCTTTGTATTTAATATCTACAAAAATAGGACCTCGTTTAAATTTCTCTAAATCAAAAGTCCATGTTTCTATAGTTTCATCATCTTCATATACACGACTAAATTTCATATTATAAAGATAAAATATTAACTTTGCTTAAACTCTAGCACCTGCAGACTTACCAACTGAGGTTTTATAAAATGGTTGTCCATTAACGTCTTTTTTCTTTTCTTCCCATTGATCTTTAGTATGTTTAATACCAAATAAATAATATTCTGCTAAACGCTTATTACCTTGTGGTATAAGAGCAGGCCCATCCCAATTGTGTATTTTTCCATTTAAATAATAGACGATACTACCATCTGCTGTTTTCATTTTCTTTACTTCCGACATTTTATTTTATTTTGTTAATTCAATAAGTGCTTCTTTTCTAATTAATTTTTCAGCTACATAAATACCATGAGCTCCTGACACTGTAATACCTCTAGCTGATAAGGCATCACCTACAAAGTGTACATTAGGGTATTTTGTAAGTGATAAATCATGATAATTAACTAATGGTTCTGGAGATAGATATTTTACTTCAGGAATATACATTCCCCAATCATCACCAAAATCAAATATTTTATTCATATCATCAATAAAATTCAAAATGTAATCAGCATATTTACCAAAAGCATTTTTAAATAGATTTAAATCACCAATATGTGTTGCTTTAACATCAACACCTTCAGATGTATTACCTATTGTTCTACCTTTTGAGTAATACATTCCTCCATTTTTATCAGACCAATCAGCTCCCATATCTAACTTTAATGTTTGTACTTTAGATACTACATCTCTACTCCATTTAAATGGATCTTCAATACCCTTTATTTCCATTAGAATACCAAAGTTAGTCATTTGGTTTTCAAATTCTTTTCCTTTCTTAGCATGACCATTATAACTAACGTCGCCATAGGTTTCCTCAACAGCCACATAAGCTGCATTATTGTTAGTACAAAACGATCGTAAACTAAC